GCAAAGGGTTACAGAATCAATTTACCTCAAATTCCTGCTGTATTAAGCAAGTTGAAAAAACCTTCTAGAGAACGATGGAAAGAAATGACTATTTCTGAGAAGGAAGATTGGAGGCAGGAAAATCCAATATCTGTAACAGGAGAGGATTTGTTAGATTTAGATGAAGAAAATCCTTTTCATTTTAAAAAATACAACAAAATAAAAGAGGGAGATAGACGAATGAATTGCATTCATGCTATAGAAATAAGTACGTTTGAATTATTAAACAAATCTCTTACTTTTTAGGGGACATCAAACAAAGAAAGGCCCATTTCAAGAAGTAACTGTTCTCCTACTCCTACTGATATTTCAGCACCCCCACTCAAAGCTACAGAGGAAATAAGACTTCCAGTACCATCTGGTTCATCAGTAAGGAATAAATTCCTAATTGGACCCCATCCTCCGGTGATGGATGCAGCAAAGGCAATCACTGGACTTTCGGCACGATAGTGACCTGCGTTCAGAACAACAGAAAATTGACCTAATGATGCTGCATCTTGTCTAACATATCCATTTGTTGATGGTTCGTTTTCTAAAGAAGCCATAGTATCAGCAGCAGCTATAGTAGCTCTGTTATCTAATCCAAAATAATAGAAATCAGGAATAAAAGTATTATCTTGTCCCCCGGCGAATACGGCATTTAAAATAAATAGTTCTCCATCCAAATGAAGGGTGTTATGTATATTGGAACTCTCCCAGAGAACTTCACCTATTTTTGACAAATGCTGTATTTTTTTAATTTTAATTAAACCACGCCAGTCTTTTTTCATAATTGATTCCTCTATCAGTATATATCATAGTATGATATCTTTTAGAAAATGGTTAGAATTAGTTGATTCAGGTCCGTTCGAACCCGAGAACAGGATAGTTACCGCTATGAATGTCGCTTCGGGTCCGGGTTCTTCAGAGCTTCCTCCTACAAGAAAAAGTAAACATTGTATGAAAAAGAAGATGAAGAAGAAGCAGAAAAAATAATTACCACTTATTATCTACTTCGTCTTGATTATAATCATCTTCTTCCTCTATTTCGTCATCATCACTATAATGCCAGTCTCCATCACTAGGATAAAATGACCATCTTTCTTCTTCTTCTTTATTCTTATCTTCTTCTTCTTCATTTTTTTCGAATTCATTTTCCCAATCATCCTCCATTAAGTCTTCATCATCTGTCCACTTTTTCTTCTTTTTTCGTGGATGGTCTTCTTGCAACATAAATCTCCTTAATCAATAAAATTTCTTAATAATTTTCCATTTTTCACTGTCCACATTTTTCTGCGGCCTACTTTTTTGTTTTCTTGTTGTATGCTTATTGCAGAGTCTATGGCAGATTGAATAATTTCTTGTTCGTCTACGTATGTTTCTTCAATGACTTTTCCTTCTGAATCAAATTCATATCCTATATCTGTAGGGACTTCAATTTGAGCGTTTAGGAATGGGTTGTCCGATGTTAATGCGGTTATTGCGTAGTCTGCTGGTTTAATTGTTCTTTTATTGTTTATTCGTAAAAAACATCTTGGTTTATCTTCAAAAATATCATCTTCTTTTTTAAGGCACATCTTTACATCATCAAGAGATTTAGATGATGTTGATAATAATCCTATAATATTTGTACTAAGTATTTTTCGTTCTATAAAAACATCTTTTATTATTTTATAATATCCTTTATTATCTAATTTAGAAGCATAAATCATATTTTCTGCAATTGATTTTGTAAATCTTACAGTTTTTGGTGCTTGAACGACGGCTTTTAACAAATATTTACAAGCAACATCTTTAGCATGATGAAGCATAAGTGTTTTATTTTTTTTAGGAGTTTTTGTTTTCATATCTTCGAAAATACGAATCATAATTTCATACCAAGCACCAGCGAAAACTCTGCCGAAGCTATGACTTTCGTTAGCCAATATTGCGTATGGTGCTTTTCGAGGCAATTTTTTAGGAGTAATATACCCGAATATATTCGTAACATCACGAAGAGAATCTAAATTTCCTTTTTGTTTATTAGTGATATTAAATGCTATAGCGCCCACTTCTTCTGCGAGTTTAGAAATAACGTTACTTTTCATCATGTTGCCATTAGTTTCTGAAAGAGCTTTGGAAAGTACTTCTTCATGTTGCATAATAGAAATTATTGCAGTTATGTCTGCGAATGCCTCATGAAAAGCTTGAACTTCTACCGCTGGCTGATTCCATAAATCAGGTCTTAATAAGTCAAGAATAGCATGGCCTAATTCATGAGCCACTATATCTGATGAGTCAGATGTATATACTGTTTTTTTTGTCGAAGGATTCTTGGTATAAAAGAAACTAAGGTCATGTCTGCTATAATATGCATTGAGTTTTTGGCCAGCCAATGGGTTAATTTTCAAACAATTAGTAGCGGCCCACTTTTCAAGTGGTTTTATATTGAGTAACATTTTGTTAAAATAATTCAAACAATTTATCAATGTGATATAACAACTAGAACTATGAAATCTAGAAGAAGTTATCTCAGTTGGTTTATAATCATATTCGATATTTATACACAAATAATTTGGCGGAGGGGGAATTGATATTTTTTTCAATAAAGATTTATCACTCGGGTCATTTAAAAAATAATATGTTTTTTCTTCACTCATAATCTTACTCATTTAAGTTTAGGTATCATCGAGGATATATATTTTTAGTAATTAAAAATGAACGAAAAAGAAGAAAGAATTAAAGAGCAACGAACTATTGAAGCTGCCCATAAAAACCTAAGTGGGTTGGGCGGTAAGTTTGGTATGATTTTACAGGGGTTTGGACAACCTATCATTGCACAAGGTGGTGTAAGTTTGTATGATATAGGAGACCCTTATGAAAATGAAAAAGACCTTGCGGGAAGCCCAGAAGAAATGCAGGGACAAATACCGTATTTTGATTCTAAGACAGGAGAAGAGCCTATTGGAGGGGCATGGAGAGAGGATAGAGAGTATTTAAAAGAACCATATGGTGCTCACAAGATTGGACATGCTTTCGATGGATTGAGTAAAGGAATCCACATCGAAATCAAGTATATGATTGACAACAATGAGTTAACTGTATATCATAAGGGCTACTTAGTGTATAAGGAAGTAGCAGGCGATTTATTAGCCTTCTCTCCCAATGGTGAATGGGAGAAACAGGTAGATAGATTATTCGAATCGGCAAAAAAGATAAGTACGAAAAAAAGTAAGGAATCCCAGAAAGAAAAGGTTGCGAACGCTATGAGAAAGAAAGATAGTTGGTGGCAAACGATTAAAACAAAATGGGGTTTATAATGACAGAAGATGAAAAAAGAATTCAAAGAATAGAAATACTAGTCGCAGAATTTCCTAATCTAAAGGGACATCCTCTAGACAATGCCTTTCGTTTAATCTCAGCCTTAAAAATTCCACCTCTTACTTATCGTATTACACCGTGTCCAGCTATGTCTTCAGAAGAAGAGCCGTGGTATAGTGCCAAGGTGGATGAACTTCCATTTGGTTATTGGAGTAGTGGTTGGAAAATTGTTCAAAGAGAAATGGTAGGATTTGGCAGTAACAAGGAAGAAGCTAAAGCATCTCTAGATGATGTGATATCTAAACATTATTCTATAAAAATAAAAATGGCTTCTGAAGGAGTATTGGACCCAATAGACCTAGAAGAATTTGATGTTGAACATGGTTTAAAAGAAAAAATCACTTTTTCTGCTCAGGTATTATTTAACGTAGGATTGGGTCCAGAATTCTATGATATACCTCATATAGAAGCAGTCAGTGTTGATGATGCAAAAACTGAAGCCACTAAATTAGCAAACAAAAAACTTGGTGATGGTAAGTGGTTAGAAGTTAAAGTAAAACCAATTATTTCCTCTACCGTATTCCCGGCTTCGGGTAAGAACTTTTTTTGATAGCGATTACTTGTGGTTTTTATTGTTACTTCATTTTCTACGGGTTCAAAATCTGCAATTCTTTAATTCCTTTTATGGTGTTACTAAATCACCTNCCGTAAGAGTGTATGGTTCTTCCGTTGTTTGTGTTGGCTGAAGGTTGNTATCNGCATTNCCNGNATANGCNTANGTNATTTTTCTTCCTAAATCTCCNACAACTGCACCTGCNGGATATTCNATAATTTCNNCTATTCTNTCAATTGTTAATGCTCCAGTTGTGCTTGTTAAAGTTATCTTTTGGAAATTAAAGATTCCTGAACGTCCCTCTAACAACTGATAATCATCTTGGGTTACAGTAGAATCAAAGTTTAAAGCAATACCTCTAAAATTAACGGCATCATTAATAACAGCAGAATCAACGGCATTTCCTGTATCTAAAGGAACCATCATTCCTGTAGAATCATCGAAATCATCCCATTCATTTACCCCATGTCTGCTGAAATAGGTTGGTAATTCCGCTACGCCTGCTCGTGCATTAAATCCCAGAACTTCTTCTGCTCTCCCGTTTACAATATAAAATTTCATTCTTGTTGGGTCAAAATTAGAACGTATCATGACTCTTCTATTGCCTACTGGTGGTGCTATACCACCCTCACCAGTTTCGCTTTGAATACTAGCCGTGAACATTGGAGCAAACGTGACATCTGAATTTAACGCAGCAACTACTTCATCTGCGGTTGTGGCGTTTAAAAGAAGAGTAGGTGCTGTCCCTGTAACATTCATCTCTGCCCATTGTCGTATATTAGTATTGAAAGCAGTGCATATTCGTAATGACGATTCGGGATTTCCATCTGCATCATTACCCGTAAAATCATATGCTGGAAGGTTCCAAGACACAACTATGGATTCACCTCTTCCGGCATTTCTAGGGCATTTAAATGTAAGGCTGTACTGGCGGTCGCCTAACACCCAATTGCCTAGATATTCTTCAAAAAATGGATTTTGGAACCAACTCATATTTACCTCTCATTTCGTTTTATTCTATAAAAAAGGGTTACTCTAATATCTATCTATTAGAGTAACCCTTTTTTTTAAGTTTGCCTTATTTTTTACACACCATCTTTTATCAAATTAACTAAACTGCTACGTACAAGAGTCGTTTCGTTGAGCTTATTAAGAGGGGTCTTCGTCCTAAGAGTTCTTCGGAGGTCAATTTGGTCGATATTGGCAATTTTATCACGTCTGTATGTTCTGATTGGTGCTGTTTTATATGAGCGAGTACGAGTGCCTTCTCGCATTTCATATCCACGAATATAACCTTGTGTGGATTCAATAAGTAAAACAGTACGTCTTACAGGGTGGGTGTGCTTTCTACCTTGGTAAAAGAAACGTGCTACGGGCATGTTTCTCACGACTGGATAATCTTTCTTTGCATTCATGCTTTCTTTCTCCTAAGTTAAAGTTTTTAGTATATCTTTTGCATGTTGTATGTCACAGAGGCGATAACTTCCATAATTTTCATCAAAAAGTTCTACTTTATGTAACATGTGATTGTATATTATATCAGGAATTGATTTAATTTGCAATTGAAATTCTGGCATTTCATGCTCTGCCATAATAAAATAATTATTTTTATTTGAATCTTTGAAGAAATCTACTTCCCAAATTCCAGCTTCGTGTTCTATGTGATATCGAGTTTTTATAAGTTGTGAGTTAAAGCTGGGTAAAAGTTGATTAAAATCTCTAGCGTCTATTTCTTTTTCTATTTCTACTATTCGATAGCCATTATTTGATTTTACTTTGTGTTTAAAACAAAAAACATATTTTTTATAATTATTTATTTTTGTTTTTCTTATTCGTACAATGTATCCATTGGTATCGAGATATGCTTGCTGTATGTTCAAAACACAACTAGATTGAGCTAGAAATTCTTCTTCGGAGGTATCAGGCAATAAGACTATTTTCTTTTCGTTTTCTGTCGGCATTTTTATCAATCCAATATCTTTCTAGGGCTATTTGGGTGCATCTTTCTTGAAATTGAGCACCAGTATCGCCCGCTCCATTTTTTGCTATTTCGTTTATATGTTCTGGAGAATCTTTTAAGATTCTTCCAGCTATCTTCAAACGGCATTCTTCTGTAAGTTCTTTTAATTCTAGTGCTCTGTCTATTCTTCCAGGGCGAGTTGAAATCATAGTGCCATTAGCAGCTTTATCTTTTCTAGGAACACCCAATGCCGTATCAATATCTTCTATTTTGTTCGTTGTCACTACTAACATCACTCCATCACAATTTTCTATACCGCCTATGCAATTTAACAAACAATCGAATGTTAACCCTCCCCCATATTCTCCAAGTCTATTCTCTCTTCCATCAAACACAGCATCTATATCTTCCATAAGAGCGATACATGGAGTATGACTTTTCATTAATTTCCATTTTTCTATTAATTCTTCATTAGACATCGTAGAAAGGTCGAATGAATATATTGGTAAATCTAAATCATAAGCAACTGCTCGTACAAGAGAAGTTTTTCCTGTGTTGTGAGAAACTATTCCGTTAGAATAATATTTATGTTCAGGGCTTTTTACCTCAAAATCGAACGTATCATATATTCCTATATATTCTTTTGCCACTATGTCTTCTTCGCCATCGTTTGTCAACACAGAACTGTCCGAGACATTAATATCTTCTATTTTTTCCCATCCTAATTTTGTTTCAACATAATGGTCATTAGATGCCCCTAGTGTTCTTCCTGTTTCTGTACGTAATATGAAACACTCTTTATTTGTTTTCTTAACTAAATCTCCAAGTTCAACCCAACCTTGAGGTGTATCTATTTCGTAAATGCCACCTTTTTCAGCTAATTGAAAAAATTCTTCTATTGTTAATTCTTTTTCTTCAGTTTGCATTTTAGTTCTTTCATTTTTTCTTCATATCTCTTAATGAATTTTATTTTTCCTGAATCATAAAGCGATATTATCTGTTCAGTAGATAAAGATTTAACATCCACCATTCTATATTCATAACCTTTATTTTTGCAAAATTCTATGTTTGCCATTATTATGCTTTTTTCTTATTTTTATTTTTGTATCAGCTAACACACACCCCGGATTACCCCATAATAGCCAGCCTCTACGCCATTGGATTTGTTTTTCTTTATACCAATCTTCAGACTCTTTCCATTTTTTGGCTTCGTTAACGAATTCTTCTACTTCTGGAGGAAAGGCAAGTATTTCGAAAGCAGACTCGTTCGAAAAGACTTCTGTACCTATTTCTTGAATTCCCCATTTAAGAAGTCTTCTATCGCCAAGAACAAAACTATCTTGATTGCCTGCCGCTTCGATGACTTGAGGCATACCTTGGTCATTGTTATCAGTATGTCTTCTTTTGATAATAGACCCAGACCCAGCCAAACGTCTTATTCTGAATCTTTCTTTAACTCCATTTTTTGTTTTTTCATTAGCAAAATTAATGGCATTAATTATAAATTGGTCTATGTTAATTGTACCACGAATATAAGTGACATTAATCATCCCATATGGTTCATTTTCATTTCCTTTAATAGGAGGCCCGACAAGAACAGGACGCCACCCTTTAAGAAAAATAGAACTTCTTCTTGATAACTCTTCATATCCTATTCTTTCTGTTCTTCTATTTGGTTTAACATATTCAAAATAAGAACNAAATGTCTTTCCNCCCATAGGTAAACGACGAAGGTTCTCTGAGCAATATGAAACGATTGCATTAGGCATTTGGCCGTCTACCTTTATCGTAACAACAAATAAACTAAATATTTTTGCAACAAAATGTCTTATATATCTCCAACATCCAGCAATAATACCGATTGCTGCTCCACCTGCAAGCATCATAGGAACTTCCATAAAAAACCTTTCTTTAAATCTAAAGTAATCATAACATAACTAAATTAAAGATACCAGCATATTTTAAATTAAAACATAATAAATAATGTGGAGAACGAAATGGATGATATACAGAAAATGGATGAAATAAGCCAATTAGACTCAATGAGTCATGAAAAGAAGAAAGAAGTTGCAGTACCCAAAGATAAATTCGATTTATTTTACAAAGAATTCGAATATGTTGAAGATATTGTTGAAACAGATGAGTGGAAAGAAATATATTCTAATTATTATGACTTCGACAAATCTGAATTAGGTATAAAAATAAATGAATCTGAATATGATATTGAGTCATATGATAGCGAAAAGCAAATATCAGAAATTATAAAATGCGTCAATAGCTTTTCATATTTCTGCCACAAATACGTAAAAATTAATCACCCAATTCATGGTTTGATTCCATTCAAATTATATGCTTATCAAAAGAGAGTGATTGATGAATACACAAGTAATAGATTCAACATCCTTAGTAAATTCCGTCAAGGAGGTCTAACAACCACATCAGTACTATGGTCTATGTGGAGATGTTTATTCCAAGTTGACCAACAAATCATGGTTATGTCTAAAACTGACCGTGAAGCCATAGCTGCTGGAGAAATTGTAAAAAGAGCTTTGGAACACTTGCCCGAATGGTTGATGTGCAAAATGGGCAAAAATAATGACCATGAAAAAGAATTTAAAGCAACAGGTTCTAGGCTTTCATTCTACACACCTGAAGCTGCTCGTGGTAAATCTTGTACTTTACTAATTATTGATGAAGCAGCATTTATCCCGTATATGGAAAAACACTGGAAGTCCATGTATCCAGTTATTGCAACTGGTGGTGCTTGCTGTGTTGTTTCAACAGTGAATGGTCTTGGTAATTGGTATGAAGAAATATATCATGAAGCAGAAAATAATAAAAATCCATTTAATGTAATTGATTTAGATTTCTGGGAACACCCAGAATATAATGACCCTGAATGGGTTAAGAATACAAGAGCAAATTTAGGAGAAAAAGGTTGGCAGCAAGAAGTACTTCGTTCATTCTTAGGGTCAGGTGAAACCTATATATCTCCAAATATCATAGCAAAATTAGACAAAGAAACTAGAGATAGAAAGCCATTAAGAGCGTTGTTTGAAAAATGGAAAGGCGTTGGAAGAGATAAAGATAAAGTTCTTGGAGTAGGCGCTTTTTGGGTGTTTCAAGAACCAATTGAGGGACACGAATATATTATAGGAGTTGATTGCGCCGAAGGTGTCGGAGAAGGTGGAGACTATAGTGTGTTCCAAGTTTTAGACCAAGCTACCTTAGAACAAGTTGCAGAGTTTTATAGCAACACAGTTCCACCCCATGAATTTTCTCAAATTTTAAATGAAACAGGATATCTTTACAATACAGCATTAATCGTTGTAGAAAATTTAGGAATAGGTTCCGCAATAATTAATTCATTAATTCATGATTTATCTTATGAAAATATATTTTATGGTGGAACAAGGGGCAAGCAACAACAGCCCGGAATAAAAACAAATAAAAGTAATAGGCCCGTTATTTTAGAAACATTACAGAATCGACTTATCAATAATGTGTTAAAAATAAACAGCCATAGATTTGTTGATGAATTAAAAACCTTTATTTTTAATGCAACACGAAAAGCAGCCGAAGCACAAAAAGGAAAACATGATGACGCTATAATGGCATTAAGTTTTGCTATACACGTTAGAGATTTGCAAATGCGTGATGTTCCGGTAGGCGCTGATGTTCCAGCCGAAATGATTAATATATTCAAAAGTGAAGTATACGAAGAAATAAGACAAGAAGTTAAAAGAGGGGCACCAGAAGATTGGCTTTCAGATGAAGATGAAGAACCAATCTTTATTCCTAATGATGATGTACTGTCTCCTGTTTTGTTTGATATAAATAGACCTAAAGACGCCCTCCTCAAGGAATTTGGCTGGATGATAAATTGGTTATTTTTGGGTCTATGTATGATGTGATAAATTAGTTATTTTCGGATGGTAACATACTACATAATAATATGATAACCAAACAAGAATTAGAATACTTATATTTAAAAGAAAATAAAACATTAAAAACAATTGCTAAGATAAAAAATTGTTCCTATGGTAAAATTCATAAACATATGGAAAAATATCAAATACCTCGGAGAAAGGGAGGGTTTAAAAAAGGAATTAAATTTAGCGAAAAACATAAACAAAATATAAGCCTATCAAAAACTGGTTCGCTTCATCCAAATTTCGGAAAAAAATGTTTTCATTCCAAAAGATNTTGGTATGTATGCCCAAATGGAGAAACTGTTTCTATGAGAAGTCGATGGGAAGTGGCATATGCGAAATATCTTGATAAAAACAAAATACAATGGTCTTATGAGCCTGAAACATTTATTCTCAAAAGTGGAACAGCTTACACTCCAGACTTCTTGATTCTTAAAACAAATACTTATGTAGAAATTAAGGGATGGTTAAAAGATTCTGACATCGTAAAAATGAAAGAATTTCAAAAAGAAAATAAATTATTGATATTACAAAAAAAACAATTAGAAGAATTAGGTGTTGATTTAAAAAAAAGTTTTATTGGTGCCCCAAGACCTATGAAAAAATGCATTCAATGCAATGATTTGTTTTTTAGAAAATCAAAAGAACAAAAATTTTGTTGTAATAAATGTAAAAATAAATGGTTAGCAAATAACAAAAAAATAAAAACAAAAAAATGTATTCAAACTAATAGGATAAAAAGAAAATATTCATTGTCACAAAAAGGCGAATTAAACAATAATAGTAAAATAACAGAATCCGATGCTATTGAAATTATATCAATGAGAAAAAAAGGAAAAACTCTAAAAGAAATATCAATTAAGAAGAATACAAGTATAGGTAATGTTGGCAATATAATTAAAGGAAGGTCTTGGAAATATTTGCCAAGATAAACAAAAAATGAGAACATTTTCTAAATTCGTAGAAGGTCAAGAAATCAGACTTTGGGTAGATGATTTACGTGACCCTAAAGAAAGCGATGCTAAAAGAAAAGGTGCATCTGGAAATGAGGTGTGGGTTAAAACTTCTGATGAAGCTAACAGAATTTTGGCCACAGGAAATGTTATAAGTATATCCTTAGATGGAGATTTGGGGATAGACGAAAATGGAAGTGATTTATCCGGTACAGAGGTAAGTAAATTTATTCAGAAATTAGCCTTCAATAATCAAATACCAAGATTGCAATGGGCTATTCATACAGATAATGGTGGTAAATTCAAATCTATGACAATGGATTTGACAAGAGCAGATGATTTTTGGGATAGACATGAGCAAGAATAGTAGAAAAAATGAATCAATTAATCTTTTAAGACGTGCGGTTACATTATTACCTAATGAGAAAGCAAAACGTCATGTAAATAATGCCTTGGCCGAATTATACAAAAGTGACAAAAAGAAAAATAAAAAAATGGAACAAGAAACTGTTGAGCAAAAGTGGAAAGAAGATTTGAAGAACCGACTTGTAAATCCTTTAGATGGTAGAAGAACATTAGATACCATAGAAGCCATGATAGAAACAGAAAAAGCTAAAGCAGAATTAAAGAAAGAACAATCAAAGAAAGAAAAGAATAACACAGACACAGATGAGTTAACTCTCACAGATTTAACTCTTTTTGATTAAACTTAATAATAATCAACTACTCTAATATATAAAGAGAAGATTATAGGAAACAATATATGCCTTTTTGGTCTGATTTATACAAACTGTGGACTTACGCTTTTGAGAAAGACCCTCTTTCAAGAAGAACAGATGACTCTGGAATTTCCGGTGCTGGTGTTACTCAGCCTGAAGCTATTCCAGATATTCGTCAAGATGGAAGTTTTTGGGGTGGTGGTAAAGGTCTAGTCCGTCTTAGAGATACTAACGATTTTATTGACCTGTCAACTGTTTCAAACAGAAAAAGTCGATACAAAGAATACGAGAGACTTAGAAATGTTCCTGAAATAGAAACCGCTATGACCGTTTTTGCTGATGAAGCTTGCCTTGCAGGAGCGACTAAAATAGCTACGGTTGCTGAAGGATTAGTTTCTATCAGGAAATTAGCTGAAACCAAAACAGAACCATTTTTAGTCTACTGCTGGGATTTTGAAAAAAATGATTACACAATAGGGTGGGCTTATGACCCACGCTATGTTAAGACAGATAAAACAATTAAAATCACATTAGATAATGGGAGATTTTTCACCTGTACTCCAGACCATCGTGTTTTAAAAAGGAATGGACAATTTATAGAAGCAGGAGAAATAACAGAAGGTACAGAATTAATGCCCTTCTACAGAATCCCTGCCAATTATGAAAAGACCCAAATAAAAACAAAACAATTCCCAAGAATATTTACATTCACAGATGGTTGGAAACATGAAAGACAATTCATTGATGAATGGAGATTGGGGCGTCGTATTGAAAAATATAGCAAAGTAAATGAGGCTTGTCGAGCTTTAGCGGCTGGATTAAGCACAAGAAAAATAGCTAAAATAATGGGCCATCAGTGGTTCAGCATAGATTCATGGATAGCTAAAGAAGGATTTTCTACTTCTGAGGTAAAATGGCTTGGCAAAAAAGAAGATGTAAGACGTGTTATCGGGGTTCACAAAGAACGTACTGAAGACGTATACGATTTATCCGTAGAAAAACATATGAACTTCTGCGGCGACTCTTGTATTTTTCATAATTGTCAAAGAGGAGATAATAACCACGTATTTGATATTATTGTTAAAGATGATGATGTCAAAAAAGAATTAGGTTTCTTATTCTTCCACAGAAAAATGTTGAATATGGATAGAAGGATTTGGAGTAGGTCAAAAAATCTATTCATTATGGGAGATGAATTCTGGGAAATCGTTATAGACCCAGACAATCCAAAAGATGGTGTCTTAAAAATTCAAGAGTTACCTGCTGATAGTATGTTTAGAATTGAAACCACAAAAGGAAAACTTGTGGAATTCCAACAGGCTAAAGAAGGACCAGATTATCAAGCATTAACAAAAGCTCCTATTCCACAAGCCACAGAATCATCTATTCAACAATCAAAAGCAATAAGATTTACTCCAGACCAGATTGTTCATATGAAAATTGGAGATGATAGAAAAACATTCTATCCATATGGTCAAAGTCTAATAGAACCAGCAAGAGGCCCAGCACACCAATTGCGTCTTATGGAAGATGCAATGGTCGTATATAGATTGAGTAGAGCACCAGAAAGAAGAGTGTTTTATATTGATGTTGGAACTCTTCCACCATATAAAGCAGAAGCTTTTATTGAAAGATTAAAAGACCAATTTAGAAAGAAAAAAGTTTCTAGTAGAACAGCAAGTGGCGCAACTGGTGCATCTGCTGTCGAAGAAAGATGGCACGCTCGTGCGGCTGATGAAGATTATTGGTTGCCAATTCGTCCAAATGCCAATACCAGAATTGACACTCTCCCCGGAGCACAAAACTTAGGAGAAATTGATGATGCCGTATATTTCAGAAACAAATTGTTTACGGCTTTAAATTTCCCAAAAAATTACATGTCCAATGAAGATGTGCAAACAACAAGAATTGCTTTATCTGCACAGGATTGTAAGTTCGCTCGACTTGTTGAAAGATTACAAAGTCATGTAGAAGATGGACTCTGGACTGTTGCTGAGAGACATCTGAAACTACGTGGATTCCCAGAGGAATCTTTTGAAGACCTTATTATAAAATTAACTCCTCCTTCTGATTGGAGAGAATTAAGTAGAGCAGAAGTTGTGACTAATAGAATCAATAATGCAAACAGCTTAAAGAGTTCTATGTTAATGTCTGATTATGACATCCTTACACAATGGATGAAACTTAATGAAAATGAAGCAGACGATATGATGTCAAGGATGAAGGTTCAAAAACTTGAAGACATGAAACTTCAAGTTCTGGCACAAAATCCTCAACTTCTAGGTGTTGGAGTTCCCAGTATAAGAGACCAAGAAGTTTCTGCCGAGGGGCCAAGTCAAATGCCACAACAACCGCCTGAAGGTGGTGCGCCGACAGAAATGGGAGCAGAACCCCAAGCCCAACCACAAGGGGGAACGCCGCCGCCAACGAGTGGAATCGCACTTCCTAAGCCATCAACAGATGATTTAAAGAAGTATGATTTACAAATTCAGACATATAGTAGCGAACAAGACCACGAAGATATAGATTTTAGTGTATAAATTGTCAATTATCTCGTATAGATAAAATATGAAGATAAAAGAATTATTTGTTTTACTATGTTTATCCTTCTTGTTGCCTGCTTGTACTACTATCAACACGACATACAACTACAATAATAAATCTACATCTAATTTGTTTACTTATGCCGTATTACCCACTGTAAAAGTCAATAATAATTCTGGCGCAGGGGTAGTAATAAAAATTGTTAAAGGGGCATTCAAAGACAAAGTTTATATTTTAACTGCGGCTCATGTGCTGACCGCAATGAAAACAACAGAAAAAAAAATAGGTTTTCCACCTCCCAAAATGTTACCTACTACCCAGCCTACTACCCAACCTGCTAAAACGTCCATTATGCCGAATGAATCATTTTCATTAATGGGAGAAAAAGATTTTATAATAATTTCATTTACCAAAAAAGTTGATATAAATGAAACAAATATAGAATTCTATGTTTATGATAATAATGGCAAAGTAAGAGAAAAAGTAAGAGAAAAAGCAAAAGTCATTAAAAGAAATAAGGATATAGATTTTGCTCTATTGGTTGTAGAAACTAGACCAAATTTAGCAAAAGTATCTCGCATCGCCAAAGTCAATCCAAGAATAGGAGATACGCTATATTCAGTAGGCACAGCAGGAATAAGAGCCGGAACCCCTGTTCTAACCAAAGGGGAACATGGGGGTTGGTATAATCACAAGAAAACTCAACAAGGAATATACACTGGAGGAACATTTTTTGGGGATTCCGGCGGTCCTGTGTATAATGATTCTTTTGAGTTAGTAGGAATTATTATTGCCGTCCGAAATCCAGCTTGGCATATAGGGTTTTATCTAAACATAATAAATTTAAATTTATTAGATTGAAATTATTCATCACCGCCTGATTCTAAACCGGGACTTCCATCTGCATCTGATGGGACTACTTCATCTTTATTCATGTCATCCTCATGTGGGGATGTTGGACCTTCATCAGCATTAATATCATCTAACATAGACTTAATTTCGGGGTCCATGTCTGCTAATTGCGCAATAAAACGTTCTACATGTTTGCGATGTTTTCTCCAAGCTACCTTGCAAATTCTGAAAATAATATCTTCAGACAATTCCTTAATTTCAGGATTAACACCTGATTCTTCTTGTTCGATGTAGTAGTCTGTAAATCTTTTCATATAAATTTCCTCAGTTTTGACCGCTCGTGCATACTATATCTATAGTCGTGATGTAGATATTGGTCAAAAA